GGCAATTATTCTCAAAGTGTAGGTTCCTAACTTTTTTTGTACTTCCAATCCGTCCATTAAAACGTGCTTATCCGCAGCTTTAATCCTGCTTCTAATTTCAACTTTTTTAATAGCCAAAGAGGAATCTTCTTTATCCGTAAATAAAGGGTATCTTAATGTGTATTCAACTTTTCCTTTTGAATCGATAATTAACAAGCCATCTTCAACGGCTTCAATCATGTCCTCGTATTCATCATAAATTTTAGAATCTGGCATTTTACCTCTTCTAAATTCTTTTTTTAAATGTTTCTCTAAATAACTTTTTACATCTTTAAAGGCGACTTCTTTGTTTACTTTGCTCATTGGTTTGATATTATGGCGGTTATTACACCGCCGTTGATTAATTTACTCTCTATGCTGCTTTTAAGCAAGCCTAATGCGTTATTATTAAAGCTGCTCTAGTTTTCCACCTCCAGCAATCTTAGCTGTTAACTGGGCCGTGTTGCTATCGATTTGTATGTCTCCAACAAACTTTCCTCTACCTCTCCATGTGATTCCAGAAATATGCGTAAAAGTCCACGTGGCTAAATCTGTATTTTCAGCCAATTTTGGTAAATTTAAAAGCTCGTTATTGCTAATAAAATCAGCTTGCAAAGGCCCTTCAAAAGACCAGCGGACCCTATTAACTTGATCGATAAATTCACCTCCACCAGTAATCATATTTGCGTCATCGTTGGATCTAAAACCACCTGGATCAAGCGTGTAAGATTCGTTTGATTTAGTAGCAAATTTGAAGCTTCCTAAAGTTGGATGGTTGCAGGTTATTTCTATAATGTCTCCTCCTGTGTATTTTGCCATTTTGTTTATGTTTTTTATATTGGTTAATTAAAATCCAGCTTCCACTGTGGTTGATTCTATTCTGGCAATCCCAGTTCTTTTGTATCTAAAAAAAGTTTCAAAACGATCTGGGTTTGATTCTCCCCTTTGAACTGAACAACTTTCTTTTGAAAATTCTGGCTCAGTAATTAAAGCTCTAGTCGCTAGATCTTCAAAGTAATCAGATAAAATACTTTGCCATTGTCTAGGCTTAATAGTTCTTTGAGCGTCCGAAACTTGATCGTCTGCTATAATAACGTGATCTTTTACGCTTAGAGTTTCTAAAATCCCGTAACCCTCCCTAACATTAAAATCTATGTTTAGGTTTCTAGGATAAGCATATTGCAAAGGAACCTCTCCTTCTGGATGATAGGTTGTAACTAAATCCTGAACCTTATATGCTCCGTTTTCCAAAATAACAGTTGAGCATCCCTTTTTAACCAAGAGATCCCTATTATTATAGTCTGACATGTCACCAATATCTCCAGAATTAGGAGTTGGCATATCTGGATAACTTTGATTATTTACAGTTAACTGAGGAGTGTCCTGTGCTATTCTTGCGAATATTGCAACCATATTTGAAGCAGCTTCCCACGTGCATCCATTTGATTTTGGAGCAGGGCAAAGTACGTTGGTAACTTGACTAATTCTATCCGTGGCTCCTGTTATTGACACCAAATCATCCTTATCATCTAAAACGCTTCCGAAAAAAGCTAAAGAAGGTTTAAAATCAATCGGATTATACCTTCCAGTTGGTGTTGTTCCATAGGGTATACCATTAAATTGTTCAAAAGCTTCCAGCTTATCAACGTAAGGATTAATTATAGAAGTGTACCAAGTTGATCCAAATTGAGCGAGGCTAGGTAGTAAATCTACAGTACCAGCTCCTTCAGTCCTATCTGTTTGCGAATAAGTAATTCCAGCAGCGTCACCTTCATTGCTTATCACTACATTACCTTCCTTGCTTGTCGCTCCCTTCCATTTAGTTGTAAGTGTAACCACAGCCCCCGTTGAAGTTGCTGTAAATCCAGAACCTAAAACTGAGTTAACAGCCAAAGCAATCTTTGCCGCTATTTGAGTTGGTGTATCATCCTTAACAACTGAATAATCATAAGTTTGAAAATCTAAATTATCCCTTCCGTTTACTTTTAAGGTATGAGTTGCGTTTTTTGTTGCGTTACCTGTAACTGTCCATTCTATAGATGTAGCGGTTGCATCGTTTGCGGTTTCTTGCGGAAATACTACTGTAGGAATACCCGCAACTCCTGGTGAATTTACGGGACGTAAAATTCTTAAAATTTGATGAATTGGACTACCAAAACCATAAAGCTCTCCAGCTTCTTGAGCCGAGGTGACTTCTTTTTTTACGGTATCTAAAGTCCCTTGGTTCGCTGTATTCGCTTCTCCAAATATTGCAATAATCTGATTTAGATTTGCGCTGGTATCGTTAAAGAATCCTTTAGTAATTCTGTAACCGGCCACTCTGGCTCTACGCTCTAAACCTACTGCCGTTGAAATTGCTGCCATAGTTTTTTTTATTTTTAATTAATTAATTAATTCGTATTTATATCCTAATTCTGTATTGGATAATTTGACGTTTGTAAGATTATTTGTTATCTCTACACCTTCCCAAACTTTGTAATCTTGGTAAAATCTAACATTATGATTAAGCCGTGCCATGCTCACAAAACTTGCGTCTTGATTATTATTTGGCTCATAAGGTTCGATATTCTGAACGTTTGATGACATAACCAAACCAGGAACAAAATCTAATGTCACATAAAAATTACTTTGCAAAATTGCCTTAATCTGAAAAGTGATTTTGTCCCTCAGATTCGTGCTTAGCAAGTCTCCTCTTTTTGTTGAGGTTTGCTTAGAAACCGCCCATGTATCTATTGTAAATGTAGCATCTTCTTGCGAGCCATGCTGGTTTATAGATTCTGGATTTAAGCTTTCAAATCTTACGTTTATGACTAAAATTTCGCTCTTATCAATTGGAACCATTCGATCAACGAAAACATTAATCGGAAAAGTATCTTCTTGTAATACTTTTTGATTTTCTAGTTCGGTCTTTAAAATAGCGGCAATTTGATGCTTTATTAATTCAGTTCCCGAAGGTCCAATAATAGTGTTAATCAGTGCCATAATCTCCTAATATACAGGTTATCATTCCCAAAGTTTCATCTGGAAAGTTTTCCATAATAACGTAATTCCTTAAATTACCTGTTGAATCTTTTACATTAACTAAGTGATTCAACAAATTAACCTCATTATTATTATCCCGAGGATTATAATCTTTGCTTAACAAATCCGCTTCATCTAAGCAAATATGAGCATTTTTACTATTAACAGGTAAACCATCAGAATCGAAATTAATATGATGTTTAGAAGCTAGACCATCTGTTTCGATAGTTAAGCCGCTAACTGGATGGATTAAAGTGATTTTTTCACCAAATCCGCCCTTCATAATTTTTTTAGCGTCCCTTCTGGCTTTTGCTAATAGTTTTCCGCTCATTGTTTATTTCTTAGCTGATTTGGGTTTTTTATCATCCTTTGGCTCTTTTTTTACCTCTTCAACAAAACCTCCTTTAATGCTTTCTGCAAGGTTTACAAATTTTGACTCACTAACAATTTCGCCCTTTACGGCAATTTTGTTATTTGCTAAAAGATGCTTAAAAGTTTTAATTTTATACTGTTTCATCTGTTTTTTTATTAAGGCGGTTTTTACACCGCCATTAAATTATACTTATTACTGCGCTTTTACGCGAGTACCTGAGCTGTGTAAATTCGATCTATTGTAATAGGCATTGCTAATGGAGCAGATGTGATTTCCAACGTTGAACTCATTGTTTTAGAATCTGAATACGCTCTAAGCAAAAATTCAGCTTCTGTTATGGATGGCATAGATGCGTTCTCGCCTCCTATTTGACGATCTACCATGTTAGGTAATCCTCCGAAAACAGTTTTGGCCATAAAATCATCTGGTATAAATACCGCTTTATTTGCGTCTAAATAATACGCTGTAGTTCCGTCTGCCTTTGTGTACTTCTGGTTATAAGTCCAAAGATTTATGTTAAAATCTCCAGCGGCTACTTGACCATGAAAAGCAAAACCAGTAACGTTGTTAAATTCTGGAGATTGTACATCTGCTCTGTTGATACGTCTGTTATCAGCTTCGGCTTTAAAAACTGGATTAGTTAATAAAGCGGCTAAACCTTCGCCACGCATTACCATGTTAAGCGTCATTGAAGAACTTGCTCCAACGTCTCTTAAAAAAGTACCTGCGTTTTTTAGACTAGCTAAA